GAAAAGACCCAAAGCGCTTCGGTCCTTACGCAGTCGAGGCATGGTTGAAGAGTAGAACCGCCATGACATTCATGCGCGTGCTTGGAGCAGGTTCAAACGAAACAACGACAGATATTTCATTGACCACCAATACCGGAACGGTAAAACGTGCCGGCTTTGTGGTTTCTGGCTCAATTCAGTCATTAGACCTCGTCGGCGGCAAGGCTAGCGCAGCCGTCTCCGCAGCTGAAGGAGCGGTACAGTTTATCGCTGCGAAGCATTACGTATCAGGTAACACTGACTACGCGATGCCGCAATTCATTGATAACCCTTCGTTCGGTTTGACTGGTGCCGGGAAGGTTAATCTTCTCCGAGCCGCAGTCTTTATGGCATCAGGTAGTCGTCTGCAGATCCTTGACTTAGGTCAGGCCTGGGGCGTAAACATGGATGATATGGCCACGCCCAATTCATCGGGTTACTTTGCTCTTGCGATATCGTCTTCAGCATCAGACGCGAAGAAGAACTGGAATGATTTCACAGCTCAAGCGGGTGCGGGTGTTAAAATCATGACTGCATCGCTCGACCCAAGCAACGAAGCGTACATCGGAAATATTCTGAATACTGACGCTACAAAGTTTTATGAAGAGAAGCATCTTCTCTATCTTGATTTTGCAGTTGAAAAAGAAATGGCTGAAGTATGGTGTCAAGCATCTAATCCTTCGATATCGGTTCTCTCAGGTTCTGGAAACAATCTTAAAAACCAGCTTGGCTCAACAGCTGGTAAGACAGCGCTATGGGGTTTTGGTCGATACGATACAAGATACACGACTCCGCAGACGCCAACGGTTATTTCACAACCCTACGGTGGCACAGAATATCCTCTGTTCCACTTCGAGTCGCTTTCCGATGGAACATACGGTAATGATAAGGTCAAGGTCTCTATTGCCAATCTGAGAGCTTCAACGAATAAGAATTACCAGTATCCTACATTCGAAGTTCAGGTTCGAAAGTTTGAAGATACTGATACTGAGGCTCAAATTCTAGAAAGTTATCCTGAATGCACATTAGATCCGGATTCGGAAAACTTTGTGGGAAGAAAAGTTGGTGACTACAAGGCGTGGTACAACTTTGATGCCGATCAGGAAGATGAAAAGAGAATCATCGTCGGTGGACGCTATCCTAACAAGTCGGTCCATATTCGAATTGTGATGAACGCCTCAGTATATGATAAGAATATCCCATCAAATGCGATGCCGTTTGGTTTCGGTGGTATACCAGTTCTAAAGACATCTGATTCGCTGACCAATACGACACAAACTGCGCTATCATTCGGCGGGGTACGATACGGTAACACCGGTAATGCTAGATTAGCAGGATCCGGTTCATTCCTTGCGTACAATGATCTAACTGGTTCAATAGTCCCTCCGATGCCGATGCGGTTTAAGGTCACCCGTGGTCAAGTTAAGACAGGTTCTGTAAACTTCAGTGGTGATCCAAGCTCTTCGGAAATCGTTGATGGCAGGTTCTACTGGGGTGTTAAGTTCACGCGCTGTCCAAAGACGGGCAGTATGGACAATGCTCGCTTGAACCCGAACGCTTCGTCGTTACCCAACCCAATTATTAGAGCGTACACTCGGTTTAACGGAATTCAAAAAGTTGATACTGTTGTAACAGGTGCAGCCAAAGATACTTTTAATGCTAATAAGTTCACGCTTGCAAGGGTCGTATTAGCAGGAACCGGAAGTACTCCAAACACACTTCTTCAATACGTGACAGCATCAGCAAGAGAGCACATGCTAGAAGCCTCATATATCAGAAACGGTGTACCCGATTCCCAGACTTACGCTGTTAATGATCCAGACGGATGGGGTTATAGGGTTACATTAGCAACTCTAGCTCAGTCAAGTTCTGTGAAGTTTAATAGGTTTACGTCGTACGCTAAGTTCACGATGCCGCTTTATGGTGGATTTGACGGAGTCTGTATTTTAGATAGTGATATGTACTATATGAACGATAGGGCCGCATCCACAGACGCTACGTCTGGAGGAAAGACTGGAAAAGCTTCCTCAGAGTGGAATGCTGGCACGTCTGGTATGATGGCCAACCCCGGAGGTACAGGTCGCTTGAACAATACAATTTCTGCGTACCGTAAGGCTGCTACAATTATGACTGATCCTCTGACGGTTCGTACAAATCTTCTTGCAATTCCAGGAATTAGAGATGCATTTGTGACCGATCACGCGAGCGAGGTCACAAGAGCCTATTCAATGGCTATGTACGTTATGGATATACCGAATTGGTCAGAGAGTTCAACTCGCTTATTCGGAGATGAAGATCGATCCAAGATTGCTAGTGCGTCATATGCATTCCCAGATGTCAGAGAGACTGCTGAGGAATTCGAGTCACGGGCGCTCGATAACAATTACGTAGCAACATATTTCCCAGATGTTTATATTAAGGACAGCGCGACGGGTCAATCTGTGAAGGTTCCGCCCTCTGTCTCTGTCATGGGAGCTCTTGCGTATAATGATCAAGTGGCGTACCCTTGGTTCGCCCCGGCTGGGTTTAATCGAGGAGGCTTATCCACAGTTACAAATACTGATGTAAGACTATCTTCTGCGGATAGAGATACTCTCTATGACGCAAGAATTAATCCAATTGCGAACTTCTCTGACGGAAGCTTTGTGGTATTTGGTCAAAAAACATGTCAATTAAGACAGTCTGCTCTAGACAGAGTAAATGTTCGTCGAATGATGCTAGAGTTGAAGAGACAAGTCGTCTCAGTTGCAAACAGAATTCTTTTTGAACCCAATAACGCTGCTACAAGAAACAGGTTTATTGGTTTGGTATCCCCTCTTCTTGCTGCAATTCAGACCCAACAGGGTATTGAGTCGTGGAAAGTAGTTATGGATGACACAAATAATTCTCAGGAAGATGTTGAAGGCAATAAACTAAATGGTCGTATCGTTGTTGTTCCCACTCGAGCAATTGAATTCATCGCGATTGACTTTATCATAACAAACAGTGGCGTAGACTTCGCATAGTGTATAGTTAAGAATGAAACAGGAGATTTTTACAAATGGCTGAACTTACGTTTAAGAGTCCTGGTATTTCCACAAGGGAAATCGATTTAACCGGACCCACAAAAGCTGCCCCCGTCGGTACTCCTGCTGGCGTGATTGGTACCTCTCAACAGGGTCGTGCATTCGTCCCGATTACATTCGCAACATTTGCGGATTTTGTTGTAGAATTTGGTGAAACAGATTCAACGAGGTTCGGTCCGCTGGCAATTAAGCAGTGGATGCGTCATGCTAAAGCTGGTACTTATCTTCGGGTTCTCGGTGTTGGAGACGCAAAGAAGCGCGGCTCTGACGGAACCGTAACAAACGCCGGCTTCGTAGTAGGTGCTAAGCTGCCGGGCGATAACGGTTATCTAAAAAATAACAAGTATGCGGGAACGATTTCAGGTAGTTCACCTACCGGTCGTACGTATTTCCTTGGTTGCATAATGAAAGAACAGAATAGCTCTGGTCTATTCACAAATGCAGGCTTGAGAGATGTTCAACCCATAATTCGTGGTGTTATTTTGGCTCCGTCAGGAGTTCTTCCCGCTCTCAGTGCGTCTAGACGTGGTGGGTCGATTGGAGCAGCAGCAGCGGGTGGCCCGGGTATGGGGCATGTGGATTACGATTTCAGTGGAAATAATACAGCTCTTGCCGGCCCTAGCGGTGGCTTGAATGCTGCTTCAGGTTCTTCTCCCTCGACAACGTCCACAGCAACCATCATTGGGTCCAATAAATGGACATTCGGTTCGACTGGTAGCATAAATAACGGTGGATCTTCTTGCGGCGCAATCAATATTGCAAATGGTAGACAAGAATTTGTTATGTTGCTTAACGGCCACTCACATACAGACGAGTATCCGACTATATTAACAGCATCGTTTGATCCTACTGCGCCCAATTACTTCCAGGCGGTATTCAATACTGACCCAACGAAGACGCAGCAGGCAGGTCATTGTCTACATGCTTGGTGGAACATTTATCCCAACCTCGCACTTCCGACCGGTTCATCCCTTGTGTCACCGTCGTATTCCGTCGGTCTTGCAACATCTTCATACGCCAACCCATGTTCCAGTCTAACTGGTCCTGATGGCGTCACAATGAAACTAGAAGACATCGCGTTACTGCTCACTGCCTCACAGCTCCGGGGTGCTGGAACGACTGCAATCCCAGACTTCGAGTCATTCGAAGACAGGTTCAGAACAGCAGTTTCTCCATGGGTCTGTTCTCAGAAGTTTGGTGGCCAACGAAAGGACCTCTTTAGAGTTCACGCTCTTGATGACGGTGCCATTGGAAATACTCGCGTTAAGATTTCTATTGAAAATATTGCGAAGTCTACAAACGATAACGCTCCTTACGGATCGTTCGATCTTTCCATCAGAGATTATAATGATACTGATGATGCTCCTATCGTTATTGAGAAATATAATAAGTGTACCCTTGATCCTTCCGATGATAGATTCATAGGAAGACTTGTCGGTGATATGCATATCTTCTATGATTTCGATAAGAGAGTAGGTTCGCAGAAGTTAGCGATGGACGGTTCTTACCCCAACAAGTCCAATTATGTTCGAGTTGAAATTCCAGAGGCTGTAAAGAAAGCAGAGGTTCCAGCAGAATCACTGCCAGTCGGCTTCCGTGGAATCCAGCATCTCGTTACATCGGGTTCTGGAATCTTCGTCGGTCAAATGGACAGCCTTAGCGGTTCAGGCGGTAACAATGTAACCAACGCCACCACCGGTGTAACCCGTCAGTCTGGGGGTCAAGTATGCCAGATGTTGGTGCAGCCACCGATTCCAATGCGTAGTTCTGTTTCGCTTGGTACAACTCCTAAGAAGCGTCTTGCTAGTAACCTTTACTGGGGAGTTCAGTTTGACGTAAATGATAGAGTCACTGAGCCCAATAGAAATATTGAGACAGACTCTGGTATAGCTAGTTTTGGAACTTATTTCCCCAATTATAACCAGTCAGAGCGCGCCGCGATGGTCGGAAATAATGCGGGAGTAGCAGACTCTTCGGGAACGATTTTAGATTCTGACCGTTTCAATAACAACATATTCTCGCTTGAGAATGTTCAGGTTATTGTAAACAGTTCCGATAAGGCAGATTCAGCGCAGTGGGCAGCCGCGACCTACAGAAGGAAAGGTGAAGCAGAGTCCTCGATGAACAATATCGATGGTACATCTAAGTCTGGAACAGATACCCGCCTACTAAGCGTTGATAAAGATTTTCCATTAACGTCAGCTCGCAAATTCCTGAAGTATACATTCATTCTTCAGGGAGGGTTTGACGGAGTCAATATTCTTGATAAACAGCGCAAAGAGATGTCTAATCTGTCGGTTCGCAGAGAGATGACTGATGCGGATCAAGGGGAGACTGATGGGTCGACTGTTGCAGCATATCGAAAAGCATTAGACGTTATGTCTGAAAGATCAGATATTAGCATTCAGATTCTTGCTATTCCGGGTATACGTCATAAAAACGTCACTGACTATGCTGTACAAACGGTTGAAGAGCGTTTTGATGCGATGTACATCATGGATATCCCACAGTACGATCAGCTTAACAACGTTATTACAGGATCCACAGAGCTTCCTAACGTCTCAAATACGGTAACGTCGTTCCAGGGTCGAAACATGGATTCTTCATTCGCCGCGGCGTATTATCCAGACGTCATACTTTCGAATAACGGAACGTCTGTTGTGGTACCTCCGAGTGTAGCGGTATTGGGTGCATTCGCACTTAACGATGCCGTGGCCTACCCCTGGTTCGCACCAGCTGGTTTCACAAGAGGTGGTCTTGCCGGTGTCACAGAGACGAAGGTCAAGCTCAATCGTGCCAATCTGGACGCTCTATACGATGTTGACATTAACCCCATTACTTCATTCCCACAAACCAAGGGAGAAGTTGTAGTGTTTGGACAAAAGACTCTTCTAGCAGCCCAAAGCGCGCTGGATAGAGTTAATGTACGTCGTCTGTTAATTGACATAAGACGTCAGGTCCGAGCAATCGGAGATAGTTTCTTGTTCGAGCCGAACAGGGAGTCCACTCTTGGAAGATTTGCTGCAGCAGTGCAGCCAGTGCTTGCAAGAATTCAGCAGCAGCAAGGTCTGGAGCGCTTTAAGGTTCAGATCGATACAACCACAACAACACAGGCAGATGTTGAAAATAATACAGTCCGAGGGAAGATATTCTTACAGCCCGTTCGGTCGGTAGAGTTTATATCACTTGATTTTGTGGTTACTAATGCTGGAACAGATATTTAATCGTAGTACGATATAGTTAGATAGGAATAAGGAGTACACAATGGCAGAAACCCTCTCAGTCACCGACATGCTGCCGAACAAATTCGAGCCGAAAAGAAAATTCCGCTGGGTGTTCGCAATTGAAGGTATTGATGCATTCTTGATTAAAACAGCAGCTCGTCCCGTGATGAATACTGCTGAGATCGAGATTCCTTTTATGAATTCAACCAGATTTATTGCTGGTAAAACGAAGTTCGACGCAATTTCGGTCACACTTCATGATCCGATTGCTCCTTCCGGTGCCCAACAGGTAATGGAATGGGTGCGTACTCATTATGAGTCAGTATCAGGCCGTGGAGGCTACGCTGATTTCTATAAGCGCGATTGTCAGCTTAAGCTGTTAGATCCCGTTGGTACAGTCGTTGAGCTTTGGGACATGAAAGGATGTTTCCTAACCTCGGCAGGTTTTGGCGATCTTGATTATGGCGCCGAAGATCCGATGGAAATTGCACTTACCATCCGATTCGACAACTGCGTCCTTCAGTACTGATATAAAAAACATTTTCAAAGACTCCCTGTCTCAATATTTTTGGGACAGGGAGTTTTTTGTTTTACCAGCGCAGGTCGTTCGTTTTAATTTAGTTGATAGCCTGTTTACACGCAACGTGTACACGTTATGATAACTAAGCATTAGTGCTACGAATGCAGAGGTATATAATATGTCAACTGAAACTGATGGTCCGAGCAGAAGCGAAATATTCGGACAGATGAAGGGCGCGATGCCCTCCCGAAACGTTATGAAAGATGATTTTGGGTTTGAAATTCCTGTCGAGAATGTTCCACTACCTTCTGGTGGGAAAACATATTCCGCAGATAGTGTCTTGCAGGGCCAAGACACTGTAGAGATTAGAGCGATGACTGCTCGTGAAGAGGATATTCTTACCTCTAAAGCTCTTATTAAGAAGGGTACAGTTATAACTCACTTGATCAGGTCATGCTTGACTGATAAGTCTGTAGATCCAGACCTAATGCTTGCTGGAGACAGAAATGCATTAATGATTGCTCTTCGTGTTACAGGCTATGGAACAGATTACAAAGTAGAAGTGAATTGTCCCGCATGCTCGGAGCGATCAAAGCAAAACTTCAATCTTGGTGAGCTGCCTATTAAGCGCCTCGATATTGATCCAGTTGCTGATGGTACGAATCTATTTGAAGTTACAATGCCAATGACTAAAGCAAAACTTCGTTTTAAGTTTCTTACTGGTCAAGATGAAGCAGATATTATGGTCGCATCTGAAAGAAAGAAGAAGCAGGGACAGAAGGCTTCTAATTTAGTTACGCAACGTCTTCGCTACGCGATAACGTCAGTAAACGGTATTACTGATCGTTCAAAGCTTGATATGTTTGTTCGTAATCTCCCAGCACGTGATTCGTTATTTATGCGAAACTATTTAGACAAACACGAACCGGGTATTGAAATGAAAGCGTGGATGGACTGTCCCGCATGTCTAGAACACTCGGAGGTTAGACTGCCCCTGGGGGCGGCGTTTTTTTGGCCTGACGAATGAGATAGGTGACGCCCGGCACAAGGAAGTATTCCTTGAGCAAATTTTCATATTGATGTATTATTGTGGGTTCACGTACACCCAGGCCTATAACGTACCAATATGGATACGAGTATGGTTCATCCAGCGTCTAAATAGAGAAATTAAAGAATCTAACCGACGAAATAAGGGTGAGGGTGCTGCGACTCGAGCGGCTCATCACAACACCCCGGACGCGCGTTCTATGATGGGAAGGCAACGTAGCATGGTACCGTCAGGTTTGCGTAGATTTACATAGTTATATCTGGAAGCCAAGAGGGACATATGCCAAATACCAAAAAAGAGTTTTTACGAGATTGCGCTCTATACATCCAGGGCGAACTTCCAGAAGTTAAAATACGCGGAAAGCTCAGCGATGTGAAGCTGTTTGCATCCGCGTTGAAAGAGTCACGTGGGCTATACGAAAGCCTAAATAATGATGCACCCAGTATGAGAGAGGTAGTATCTAAGATAGAACAAAAGAGACAGGCTACACATAAGTTAAAAGAAAGAACTGGTTTCATTTGGCCATTCTAATTTTGTGCGTAGATTTCTGTCTGCCATATTTAGTGTAAGCGGACGGTAAAGAATGGCAGATTCCAAAGAATTAGGATCGCAATTAAAGATCCAGCAGGATATTAACAAAATTCTGCAGGCTCGTCAAGCGATGCTCGATGCTAATACGAAGAACCTCACCGGTCAGGCAAAAATTGCCAAAGAGCTCGCTGACGCTTTACAAGGCAAAAACCTCGATGGGATGTCTGATCGTCTTGATGAGATAAACGCTGGTCTTCAACAATCTGCAGACGCCGCGAAAGAAGCCGCCAACGAAATGGGCGGCATGGATAAGGGACTTCAGCAGACCGATTC